ATTCAACTTTTCTAAACTTTTTAAAACCACCGAGTGGTATCTTTTGGCGCGCATAAATTCCCGACACAATGGTTCCCTTGGCACGAACAACGTAATGAGTTGGTATACCAGTATCACTGTCAACGCGGCCAACAACAATTTCATTTGCTGCGTTGGAAAAATCAAGACTTTCAGTCAGAATAAAACCATCGCCGGTAGTTGCGGCAAACTGACTGCCTTTAAGAACAATTGGCAAATAAGCCGTATCTGGTCCTAAGCCGGTTGCGTTGGCCGGGCAAAGAACAAAAAGCGTGATTGTTCCATAAGTGCTTGGCTTGCCACGAAACTTATAGCCCAATTGGCGACTGAGCCTGAGAACGTTATTGTATTCTAAGGCCGAATCAAGAAACAGTTCGTTGACTGAATAATCCAAATAGAAGGACAGCACATCACCAACATAGGAAACACTATCCACCATCATTGCGCCGAAAGACGCCTCACTAAAATCCTTAAAGGTGTCAGGATAGTACCGCTTGGCGTAATCAACTAGCTCTGCTTTAATGCTTCCGAAGTCTCTTGCGGTATATTTAATCGCAATATTCTTGCTCTCATCATCCCATTTAGCCATCTATAATGTAACTCCTTCCCAATTTATAAGTAGTTTCTTGTTAAGTTACCACCAACTCAAGCGTGTCGCTTAAAGCTATGGGCTTGATGGTGTAACTTATTTTTATTTTCACAGTATTGTCCGGCATACTGGGGTACCCTGTTCCTTGAGAAAAGAACTCTACATCTTCCAATTCCAGATACGATAGATATTTACTAACTTGTTTGTGGATTCTAGCGGAAAGATTTGAATATGTGATCGGACTATCCTGTTCAAACAGAAATCGTCTTACGCCAACGCCAAAACTTGAATCCATAATCCTTTCTCCGGGTACAGTCAACAAGAGCATTTTTAAATTTTGATTAACCACTTGCTTGTATGTTTTGTTCATTTTAAAACCGTCGCGAGCATCACGCTGCATCGGTATTGATACTGAAAATCCTTGTGCCATTATTTAAGCCTCCTCGGCGCTATTGGGATTGCAGTCGGATGCATCTGCATCGCCGCCTGTTGCGCCTTCATTTCCATCGCCTCCGCTAGCAGAGTTGCCAAAGCGCAGGTTTTCCTTCTCCAGTGGTGTCAGTGCTCCTAGTGCCAAGTACGCCAACCCAATCGGGGTAATCGGGGGTCCGATACCGGGTCCGAATGGCGGCGGCGGAATAATATTGAATGGTAAAGCCATCAAAGTTGATGGGAATTTGCCAATCTTTCCTTGGTCACCGTCAGCAGCTATTCTAATTAGTTTTGCAATCTTAATATTCGGATCGATTGCTTCAGCTATTCCCTTAAAAAGTAAAGGAATTGTCATTAGCGCCATCTTTATTGGCAAAGGCGGCTTGCTGGGCGGGTTTGTGTCTACATTTGTCTGTGCTTCTTGCATGGATGTAGCTGTTGTCTCGGCTCGGAATGAGAAACCATCGTCGCCTGTGGCGGCATCATTATATAGAGTGAGAAATAATTTATATAATTCATCTTTTGTTGCGGCGAAGGCTGTATCAAGCTGGTTCACGCTTAAGTCTGTCATCATGGCACAATAATTCCACAGCATTTCAACAACGTTATTAGTTGAGAAGCAATACTGGAACAATATTTTGTAGTCATCTGTATCGAGCAACTGAGTTCGCAGGTCTGAAAGGTTATTGTCTAGCGCTGTCGCTGCATCAGTCCATGGAGTATCGTAACTCTCGATATCTTCAATGGCCGGGAATTCTCCGTCTTCGTCCTCGGTCGCTGTATCGGAAATGGTTGCAGATATCGCACTGCCAGCAGAAACAGTGGTTTCGGCCAGCGGAATAGAAAGAACCCAGTGCCTTTCTTGTCGCCCTTCAATCGCGGTAGCCGTGACTCGACGAATCAGTGGTAGTAGTAATAATTTCTACTTCTATTTCAGCATCGACTTCTACATTAAAGTTTTCACCCTCGATCTGCAAATACGAGCCTTGCATTTGAGCAACATCAGGAATGCCAGAAGTGGCGCCCTCGCCAAACATACCCTGCAGAAGCTCAACAAAACTATCATCCGGGTCGCCAGGAGTCATATAGCACAGTCTAAGGCCGTATTCGGCATCTTCCTCTGAATAGGCCGACAGTGCTGCATATGCAGTGGTATCGCCGCCTTCAGCTAATTCTATCAATTGTTCAAACCATTCTTGTGCGTTATCAGCGTTCCAATATTCATCTCCAATTTTAATAAACTTCTCCAGGTATAGGCCGCCAGTGACGGTTGATGTAATAGTGTGATCTTCTGGATCCACATCGCCACCTTCTGGTGCAGCCCAATTATCTGTGAGGTTGTAGTAAGTGCTATTGTACGGATTAACTTCTAAGAAGTCGGCTGCTTCATCGGCAGTCGTATATGCCTCAGTTCCGCCGGCGTCTGATATAACTGTTATATCGCTCATACTAAATTCTGTTTCACTATATGTGATTAATCTTGAAGATGGTATGTTATCTGGAAAGTCAGAATCAATCAGTTCTCCGTCATTTGTTGCAGTGATGTCTGTCGCAGTATAGACTAAGTTAACTTCATCGTAATAATACGTGTCTATACCGGATGTGCTAACTTCTGGTCTAGGATTGATCAACAGGGTGCCGAGTAGATCAGACTGAGTAGATAAGGTTGACACATCATCAACTAATTCCACTGGGTATTCGGGAAGCGGAAGCGTTACTAACCAATCTTCGAGCAATCGAACTCCTACGTTGGGAGTGCTGGTGCCAAATTTCTCTTTCAGCAGCGATGAGGTTGACATCAAATGCTGTTTAATCAAGAAGTTAAGAGCACTATCACCAGAAAGATCATCACAATCTACTTCTTCTCCGGTCAGCGGATCAAGTAAAGGGTCTTCCTCGCAAGCTGCAGCCTCGCACATAGCTATAACAATCGGCGGTAATTCTTCCATGAAGTTATTATAGTAGTTGATATCAATCGCTTGCATCTCCGCAGTCATTTTGTCTGCAACCATGGTTACAAAACTATCAGTAAAGTCCAGCAATTCGAACTCAGATAAGGCGAAGATTGCGCGTAGAATTTGATCAATAACGTAAACGCGGGCCGTAACTTGTATGCATCCATTCAAACCAGCTTGCTTTAAGGCATTTTTCCCAGATGCTGCTTCCTTTTCTGGAGACACACATGCTTTGCCAAAAGCATCTTTTGTTGCATTTTTCGCTGTATCGTCTAGATCCAGCAAGCTCTTGGGCTGTTCGCCACAAGCATCCACAGCAGCGTCCTCATTGGGCTCCAACTGTAGAATACGCAGGTTAGTTGCATTAAACAGGTCAGTAAACGTAATCTGTATGCCGGCAGATTGAACCAACTGATTCATGATTTGCTGATACACTTCGGAAAATGGCAAAGCATCTCCGTCCTCGTCCATTTCTAAGTCGGTCCACGCATCTAAATCTGTTACGCTCACGCCTTCTGTAACATTTGGGTGATCAATAAACTACTGCAGCGGCGTGCCAGACTCGATTGAAAGGCGCGGGATAAGAGAATCTTCATCCTCTTCTTCGTCAGACGAAGTGAGAGTGGCGCTTAAATCACTAGGCACAGACGTTGACGTGTCAATTACCATATCCTCTCCGCAGTATTCACCCATTATAGCGCCAACGAAGGTTTGGTTTGTCGAAGGAACAGTGAGCGAACTCGCTGCCGTGATGGTGCTTGAACTCAGATCAGTCTCAGTTACTGCTGCCATTTCCCATGAAATGGTTGGCCAATCATCGCCGGTCGGGGCTGCTGAACTGCCGCCATATTGGAAGTCCCATGAAAAGGTACCCGCATCTGTGTCCCAGGTATTACTGGTATAGTCAAAATCTTGAAGTGAATCATAAAGGAGCGGTACGACTGAGCCGCTTTGGTTTTGCTTCATAACGTGGATGCCGCCGTCTGCGAGAGACAATCCGAGGGTGTCGAAAGTACCAGGGGTAAGAACCGTAGTGCCATCAGCGGCATCGGTGAGCGTACCAACACCCTTAACAAGCTTTTTGGCCAATGGATAAAATGATTTAGATATGCGATCACCGTTTTTATCGCACAATGCATTGCCTTGGCTAAAAAGCTGGTCCGCGTAGGGGCTGATGCCGTCCTCTTCGTGTTCATCGCCGTGTGTGCCCGCTACCTCAAAGAAGGGAATTGCTTCAGTTTTAAGCGTTCCTGAAATCAGCATTTCTGGAAATGCTTCTGATTCCATCTTGAACATTTGCTTTGTAGGCTCATACATGAGATTGATTGCCATGTCATTTAGGAATGCCATTACTGGAATCTCATCGTCTGAAGGGAGTAGGCTTTCGGGAGGTTCTTCTTCATCGTCGCACGATGCTGCGCAGTTCTGATCTGGATAAATCTGTGGAACGACTGTTCCTCCGTGGCCATCTCCAGCAAGAATGCCGTTAGGATCTAGACCCGAATCGGCATCCTGCACATCCGCTAACAGATTGGCCAAATCTTCCAAAGCGTCTTGCTTCTTCTGAATTATGGCTTCCATCTGGTCGTCCACATCGTCGTCGCTCAAACCCTTGTTTGAAAGGTTCTGTCGATATGCGCTCTCGTCAATATCTGCATCGGTACAAAGGCGCTTAAGATCGGGGATTAATGAAACGGGCTTTCTTTTCTCGTCCAAGATATCTGGATCGACAAACTCGCCAATTGCCTCAAAGGTTTCAGCAATCTTGTCACAGTCATCAAAAACCAGCGCATAGGTCTTGCAACCATCAAGAATCATTTCTTGGATAACTCCGCATGTTCCTTCCGGCACCTTGCCTTCCAACAGATCAACGATTTCTGCAGAGGTTAATCTTTGCGAAAGAGACGCAACGAATTCATACGGGGTGCAGGGTACGTTATCAGGATCAGCGGTGTCAATCTCTTCAGCTTCGCCACAGCCCATTTCAATTGTCACGGTGGTGCTCGTTGTCGTGCTGGTCGTTGTCGGACTTACATTTCCATCAGAATCTATGCCTATGTTTTCAAAGGCGCCATCAATGATTGAAAGAGCGTTGTCGTAGCTGCCTAGGCTGCTTGATAACATGTCTGTGATATCTGCTTCTCCAAAAGAAGCGTCAGCCAAGCTGTCGGAGCCGCTGTCCAAGAGTGACCGAAGGATTGATTTTCCCATTTCGACCAATGCTTGCTCGATGGCGCCCTTGACTGCCTCTTGCATTCCCGCAAACAGGGCGCCCATAAGATCGCCAGTTGGAATATTATCAGGCAAAGTAATTGTAGGGATTGAGAATCCAGAGCCTAGGCCGCCGATGCCAGGAATATTGAGAGATGGAACTTCCAAGTCAATACCAGGGAGAGCAGGCAACTGTCCTGTTGGAAGCGAAGGCGTGCCAGCAATTAGCTTATCAAACTTCTCCTTGATTGCAGGAATATCAGTAAGAGTGCTAACATCCAAATCTCCAGCAGACATTTTGCTTTTAAGAGTGTCGGCAATTGCTTCGATAATCGAATCAAACCCTATTTCATCCTTGGCGCGCTGGAAGACAGTTTGAGCAATTCTCTTCGCGCTAACGCCCTGAGCAGTACCACCTTCAAGTGAGCTTATCTGCGTCAAGCCAGTCAACTGACTTTCAATCATTGACATTGCGGCAGCAACAGTTGGCATATCTCCCAAGAACAAGCTAAACAAAGCTTCAAGCAATTCTGGCAAGTCGCACGCTAATGCAATGTCTCCAGAATCAATACCATCGGGAAGCATGGCAGCAAAATTAGGTACTTCTGGAAGTTTTTCGAGAAGATTGTCCATGTCAAAAAGGTCGAATGTCTCGTCACCATTGGGGCCAACGATGGGGAGCGGAAGGCTCAGCCCGGAAAGTCCAAAATCTGGTTCACCAAATACTTTATAAATCCTGCCGCCAGAAGATCTGTATATTGCTGTCGGAAGCTGCAACTCGTCAAGAGTATAATCAGTAGAGCCGATGGTGTAGGTGCCGTCGTCGTTGTCGTAAGCTTCTAACTCGTCATCTACTACGGCAGTTAGGTCCATCAATTCGCACGGATCGCTTGGAGGGGAAGTGCCCGCTTCCTCAAAATAGACAGCAAGGGCAGTAAGAGCGTCGGAAAGATCTGGCGCGTCGATGATGACTGCGGTGGCCAGTGAAGTATAACTAGGCGCATCGAAAATTGGCAAATCTGTGTCATGCATAGCCTCCCACCACTCTGAAGGCATGGTTGCCAAAGACTGCCAACCAACACCGGGCACATCGCTGCCATCGACAGTCGCTGTGGGATCCCATGTTGGAATATTTTGTAGAGCGGAACTAGTAATGGCTTCGATTGATGTCTCGGGGATATCCATTGTCGCTTCTGAACCCCAATCAAGGTTTTCCATAGCTTCTAAGAATTTAGTATACACTGAGCCGCCATTTGCCATGGCAATCGGAAAATTATTAAGCAACATCCCAGAAACTAATTCGGTCATTATTCTTCTAACATCATCAAGCAATTCGCCAAACGTCATATCTTCAAGCGCTTCATCTAAGTTGGCATCGCCATCAGGCCCAAGTTCTTCCAAGCTAAGCCCAG